CACAGAGCAGACGGCCAGTCTCGATACTGACCGGCCCGTGAAACTTCACATGTCCCACCACTCGCGGGGAGAGCGCCTGCGGCATGACGGGGCGATGACATCGGACGCATTCGCCCTTGTCTCTCGCCCAGATCGCCTCAACCACGCGCTTCTGCCGGTCCACTTCCGCCTTCCGCGCTGAGACTTTCGCGGCTCGCAGTGGATGCAGCCTCATACGAGGTCGTCCGTATACTGATCCAGCGACTGCACATAGACCGTGTTGCTCGAGCGACTGCCGACCATGTGCTTCCCGAAGCCGTAGCAATGACACCGACCGATATGGGGCTTCCAATCCCGAATCGTCTCATCCCACAGCGCCCGTTCATGCCACTGGCTGGTCGCGATGTCGTAGACCGGAGAGGTCGGCAGATTCTGGAACAGCATCTGGTAATTGAGATGTCCTGACTCCTGCCACGTCCATCCGATCACGTTATCTGTCGGAGGGACGGTTTCCATGTAGGTCTGAATGCCAGGGTTGGAGACGATCTGCGGGGTATACCCGTTCATCCGCACGACCTGACGCACGCCAAGAGAATCCTGCGCCTGATACAGCAGCGTGTTATCCGCCTGCACCAGCGAGAACGGCGACAGCACCCCATGCTCTACCAGGGACTGCGGAATCGGCTGGAAGGGGATATTCAGATCCCCCGTATCCTCATACGGCAGAGAGTGCTTGGACCCAAACGCCCAGAGGATTTCGTGACTCACCCCAATCGCGACGAGGTTGTCTGAGAACTTGCTGACCTCAAAGACATCGAGCGGGTCCCAACTCGTCCCATCGAGCAGGGCCGACAGATACATCTGCCGTGAACCGCCCTTCATCACGATGAAGTAGTCGTCAAGAAACACGCCCATCAGCGCCGGGGTGAGGAAATTCACCGATGAGACGTGCGTCATGATGTTCGTGGTCAGGTCGATGATGTAGATCAACCCTCCCGCGGTCACCATGACCTGGTTCCCCGCCGTCCCGTTGCTCGAGAACGTGACCGGGTTGTCATCGACGCCGATGTCTAAGGGATACGGAACGACCTCCCCAGACGCGAACAACTCGCAGACGAACGCTCCGCCTACGCCCCACACACGGCCGTCCTGAGAGAACAAGCCACGGATAGGCCCAGCAGACAAGGCCCAGCCCGGTATCAGCCCAGCGGTGCCATAGAGCGCCCCTGAGGCGTTCTTCCCCGAGCCTCCGCCGTCATTGCCTTCGGGATAGAGGTTGATGCTGCGCTCGAGGTTCTGGTTGCGACTCCGCGCCGGCCACGAGGGGCCGACGACGTTGGGGATGGTCGCCATCAGGCAAAGGCCGTGATGATGCCCTTGGTAATCGTGATCGTTTTGCCGACCAATCCAGCCGTCGTGACGGTCGTATCAATCCCGGCCGCCGCCCCGACATGGTACGTCGCGCCCTTCACGTCCCCACTCGCCACCACGTTCGTGGCGTTCGCGGTGGTCGCCGTGACCGTCGTGATCGTCGCGGCCGTTGCCGTGAGCGTGCCGGCGGCCAACGGGTCCGCAATGGTCAGCGGATTCCCCCCGGACCCATCCCCCGCGAGGCCCGTGCCGACCGTGACCGTCGTCGCCCCGGTATTGATGAAGACTGCGACATTCGACATGGCTACACCGCCACCAGCGTGGTGTTGACTGTCCCGCCGCCGCCAATCACCGTGGAGATCCGCGTGCGGACCCAGGTGTAGGCGATGTTGCTGATCGTGACGACCTTCTGCTTCCCACCCGAGACATCTGAGGCATTCACCGTGGTAATCGGACTCCACGTCCCGGCGTAGATCGCGTCGGCGGCGTTCGCTGGGTCGTAATCAGCCGTTTCCAGCGTGATGACTCCGCTGGAGGTCGTGCCCGCCCCGGTGACGTAGAGGCTCAGATTGGAATACCCGAGGATGAGCACTGGCGTGCAGACCGCAGCGGTCGCTGTTTCCAGCTTCAGCAGAGGCACGCGAAGGTAATTCAGAGGACCGGCAGCCATGCGTGCTCCTAGTGGTTCGCGTTGAAGTCGTAACCTGAACGGTAATTGAAGGTGCAGCGGTTCCGGTTCTGGCTCGGCATCCCGCTGTCCTGCGTCGTCAACTCCGGGGTCAGGTCGTTGTTGATGAAGATGCGATTTCTGGCTTCCCGCGCTTTCTTCATCGTCTGCGGCAGTGACGCAATCCCCGCTGCGCCCATCCCCGGCGCGATGTCTTCCGCCAACGTGAGCATCAACGCGTTCTGATACCCCGGCGGCAGGTTGATCGTGCTGTTGACCGTGACCTCGTCCAAGACCTTCCGCACGGCCAACTGCAAGCCATACGCGGTTGTCGGCTTGGGCCAGAAGTGCAGCGTGCCGTTCGGCCACCCGGGTTCGTAGTAGCAATCCGTGGGAAACGTCGTGGTGATGGCTCTGACGTTCAGCCCGAGCCACCACTGCCAGTCCCGCATCATGATCGGGTTCTGGACCACGGGCGTCTGGAGGTTCAGCAGGACATTCCCGCCTTCAATCGACACCGGACGCACCGTGACGGTAAAGTCCGCCGCGGTGGGTCCGATGGTGTAGTCCTGCTGGTTGGGGATGAAGGTGAACTCGGGAAACTCCTCCGAGAACACCGCCTCCCGCTGGGCGTTCCAGTTGTCGATCAGTTGCTGCAACCGACCGACCGCAAACGCCATGTTCTCCGGCCGCACAGCTTCGCCTTGGGAGATCGATTGGATCTCCAGGAGCGCATCCGTGCAGAGCACCCGAGCCGTAACGGACGGCATCAGTAGTCGCCGTTATAGACCCACGTAATCGTCACCGTGCCGCTCCACGTCGTCGTGGCATCGGCATCGATGTCGGAGGCCGTCGGCACGCCCACGTTCAGATACACCGGAGATGCTGTCCCAGTGCCATCCAGACGAATGACGGTCGTGCCCAACTGCTTCCCATGCGCTGCCGCCGCCGCCACGTTGATGACCGTGCTGGAGGTCGTGGAGTAGGCGTTGACGATATCCTGCTGCGTCGTGACCAGCGTGCCGGAATCCTGCGTAGTCGTCGCCACCGACCCGACACCCGTGGACAGCGTCTTCCCGCCGTTGAGCGTCGTCAAGATCGCGGAGGTCGTGGTTTCCGCAATGCTCGATGTCGCGCCAAGGATGGCGATGTTGCCTTCGGGGAACGTGTAAATCTTCGTCCCACCGCCGACATGGGCCTGTGAGAGCGCAATCGGCAGACCCGCGAGCGTCAACACGGTGTAGTGAAACGCTCCAAACCCACCTTCTGCTGCCGTCACGCTTGAGGCGGCGGTCCCTGCCGCCGTCCCGCCCAGTCCCGTCACCGTGGGATTGGTCAGGGTCGCGTGATCGATCAGCACGGTCCCTGTGAGGTGCATATCTGCCGTGGGCTGAAACGATCCCCCGGCCTGGTATTGACTCATGGCTGCTCCTGCGTCTTTTTGGGACGACCACGCTTCTTCGCCGGTTCAGGCGTCGGAGCAACAGGCTCCGGCGTGGCCGTATCACTGGGACTCGACAGTTCGACCGACAGGGTCCGGGTGGGGTTCATCTTGTCCCACACCCAGAACCCTTCGGCCAATGCGCGCTCCCGCTCTGCCTCATCGGCCGCGATGCGATGCCTGCCGTTCGGGCCGTAGAGGAAAAACGGCATTTAGAACGTCGAGTGCAGACCGCAGTAAACGGTATACGTCGCGCTGCCCACCGTGGCATTCGTGATGTAAACCAGAAACTGCTTCTGCTCCGCCGTGATGACCGTCGCCGTGCCCGTCACGGTCACCCCAGTGCCCAACACCACCGTCAGCGTCGAGTCGCCCGAGTTCTTGATCTGGAACTGGAAGCTGGACCCGACCTTGACGCCAGGAATCGCCGCAATGAGCAATTCCGCTGTCGGCATCGCCGCATTCTGCGCGTCCTGACAATCGACAATCAGGAACCCGCCCATGATCTGCGCGGCCGTCAGCGTAATCGCGCCAGATCCCGTGCTCGCCACCGTCGAGGTGATCACGAGGTCAGGAATCGGGATGGACCCCATCGTGGGTTCGCCACGAAGGGGAGAGAAGCCTGCACCGAAAATCGTTTCCTGCGATGAATTGGTTGCCATTGGTCAGTTCCCCTTATGCCGCGCAGAGAATGCGGGTCGCGCAGTTGTTGGGGCGCAGAGGACCGAAGCCCATCAGCACATCGAAGCGATTGATCATCTTCGACTGCTGCGGGTCGAACATCCGCACGAACCGAATCGCGATGCCCGTCTCCGGGTCCCGCGTGTTAGAGGCGAGTTCCACGGCCTTCGGCGTCTCGAGCTTCACGCCGACCATCGCAAACGCGCCCTTGTTGAACAGCAGGCCCTGCTTGCCGACCGTGCCACTCGCGGAGGTCGTGCCGGGGAACAACGTGACCAGCGCGGTGTTCAGCGGCAGTGCATCGACGTTCTGATACTGGCTGCCAGGCCCATAGATGGGCATGTTGCCACCGACCGCCACCGGCACGGTCACCGTCGCGCCCGTCGCCGTAGTGTTCGCGGTGACGACGACCGTGAACGTGGTCGCCTTCTGCGTCACACGACGGGTCATCGGGTTCACCGGGTAGCAGCCCGCAATGCCGAGGACGTCGCCCTTGTGGAACGTGTCGCCCGAGGTGCAGTTCAGGAGCAGTGAGGTGACACCAGACGAGACATCGCCGTCGATCGTGACCGAGGCCGGCGTCTGGAAGTTGCCCGCGGTGTGGTCATACAGCGACATGGACTCATACCAGTCCGCGCCGGCATACCGACCAATCGCGCCTTCCTTATACTGCTTCGAGATCGCATCGGGCGGGTTGAACAGCCCAAGTGCCGTCCCGACCAGCGAGGTGTTCACGGAGGGCGGGATACACACGATCTTGTTGCCCTGGAACCAGCCCGCCTTCTCGATCAACTGCTGACGACCCGCGTTGAACGTGCTCAGCGACGTCGGGTCCGTCCCGTTCACGCCCACGATGTTGTTCGTGTTCTGGTAGGCGAACAGCGCAGCGCGGGAGTCGATGCCCTGCTTGATCGTCTCCATCGCCGGTTCGAGGTATTCAGCGCGAATCTTCTCCTGGCCCCGCTCCATCTGGAGGGCTGCCTGCGCGGAATCCCACTCGAAGTCCACACCGAAAATCTGGTCACAGGTGACCGTGGTGTAGATCCGGTTGATCGCCTGCGGTTTATACCCGAGGCCCTGCCGTTCCGTGAACTGCTGCGGCAGCGGCACACGAACGGTTTCACCAACAGCAAAATCCTTGGTGAACTCTGAGTTGTAGTCGGTGTTGAAACCCT